CCTACAAACTCATAAACTTTTGCAAATTCCTTAAGAAAGTAGAAGATATAAAAAAAGATTATCCAATGGCGTGGCATTGAATAATCTTTTTTGCACGGGAGGAGAGGCTCGAAATGTAAAGGTTTGATTCTATCCTGTCTGTTTGCTGATTGTCGATGTACTACATAATCGCAGTGGTTAATAATATGTCTGAAATTTGTCTGTTTTTTTAAAAGTATTTTCTTTACGTTTTATCCATCAATATTTGAATAGTTCTTTCTTTTTCTTTTAACAATTCCTTTAAATGTTCTATTTCCTTCTGACATTCGCTTAGGGTGATATTGCCAGACACCTTATTACCATTTCCTTTTATTTGGTGTCCGATATTTACCCCTAAATCTACATCTCTATCAAAAAAATAATCAATAGGCACTTTGAAAAAATCTGCTATTGCTTCTATATAGCTAACTTTAGGCACATGGGTTCCATTGATTATATCATCAAGTCCTTTCTTTGATATTCCTATAGAGGTGAAAAGAGATACTTTTGTTATCCCTTTTTCTTCTAATAACTTGTTGATTTTTAATCCATTAAACATATTTTATAGTTTGTATTTGGTATAAATAAGTATTCTTTATGTAGAATAAAGGGTAGAATACTTGTTTAAAAGATTAGTTTTCTACACCTTTGCAGTATAAATATAATAATAAAAAAAATAAGAATTATGAGAAAAAAAGAAAAACAGCAAGAAATGGTATTTAAGTACCACTATGAAAAACTTTCAATAGAAGACAAAGCCGAGGTGAGAGAAGAGTTTCTTCTTCAAAGCGGATTGTCTTTGCCCTCGTTTTACAAGAAACTTGCTACTAATTCTTTCAAACCATTGGAGGGCAAGTTGCTCAAAAAACTTTTAATGAATGTGATATGACGGTTGACATTGCTAATATAGAATTTTACAATACGCCTGAGGGAGAGGTCATGATGAAGGAGTTGAATCAGCCGGCTGTTATTTTAGGTGAGGACAACCGTTCGATGCTAGAGTATATATTGTCGGTTATTCGAGACCGATATCCTAAAGCGCATACCCGGTTGATGAAACTTTATTCTGGCAGTACCATGAATCGCCGGTATTACGAGTTCCGCGTGGTGCACCGGTTCATACGCTGCAATTTTGGCGAGTACGATCAGCATGATCTGGATATTAATAAAGATGGCCAGTTTGTGTTTGAAGAAGTCAAATGTCCTCTTCGGGGCGAGTGTGAACATGAGGGGGTGATATGTCGTCCTGAGTTGAATACTTCATTGACAGAACGTGAGATGGAAGTGTTCCGGTTGATAGCATCCAACTATCAGACGGACGATATCGCAGCAGAATTGCACATATCACCTTGTACCGTTAATCGGCATAGAGAAAATATTAAAGCAAAAATTAAAGTGCGTAACGTGGGCGAGTTGATTGCCTACTGGCATCAAAATCAAATGAAATAAAGATTATGAAAAGTGATAAAGTGGAAATGAACAAAGGATTGCTCGAGGCGTGGCTTGAAGCAGTCCATGAGAATGATCTTCCTGTCAATATTCAGACAGGAAAAGAATTCGATGATTGTAATGGTTACCGGACGGTGGAGGTGCTGATGGAGTATGATGAAAGTGACAAGATGCTTGTTATGGGGGCTTTGAATGCTACGATTAATGAGTGGGCCGGCCTGGTTTGATTCAAAACTGATTAAAAATGAAAACAATCTTATTTACAGCCATACTCATAATAGGTCTATTAGGGATTGGTGAACTTACAATAACATTCAAACCGTTTTCCGTCTCGTTACCTTGTTGGTATAAGGCCGTAGGTATCCTGCTCTTTTGGCTGTCAATGACTATATATGTTTCAGGTGAGCATATCAAGAACTATGGGGAAGGATTTGATGCTGGAGTAAAAAAATGTATTGAAATACTAGAAAATAAAAAGATTAGAAAGGAGAACTTATGAAAAAAGGACAAAAGGTGAGACTGAACGATAACACCATTGCTACCATAGCAGACAGTACATTCTTTGTGTTGAATGGAAAAAAGCACATCCGTTATGAAGTGTGCAGGCCAGGAGAACGGGAGGGCAGATGGGTGCCGGCTGAAGAACTTCTTCCGGTCAAAGAAACGGTTACGGTTACTGTGGAAGACGGCACGCAGACATTGGTTGCCTCACTGCATATAGATTGGGCTGGTGAAGAGATAAAGATCACAATAACCGGCAGTCCTGAAAATCTGAAAGAGCACAAAGGTGTACACATGCGTGTGATGGGTTGTTTTATAGAATCACTAAAAACAAAGTTCTGATGGTGAATCAATACAGGCTATATACTATCCGGGAATGGGAGCAGGCACAACCCGAGGGGGTGTCCTTCTCCCGGTTCTTTCTCACCAGCCATTCCGGTGAGGTTCGTAAGGTGACAGGCACCATTCGCGTGTCCAGAAGAAAACTGGTGAATGGAGTGATGTGCCGGATTCCGACAGGCAGGCGCGCGTTTTGGGACGGGTACGGACGCTGCTATGCAGGCACGCATAACATCCGCAAGAGAGACTATGACATTCCCCTGAGGACAAAGGGAGGAGCCGGTCTTTCCGAGAAAAATGCAACTCTGTAATTTTGTACCGCTAATATAAGACTCTATGATAAAAGCTTCAGATATATATGCCGCTTCCCATGACGGTTTGGATATCATTTTGTATTATTATCCACAGGCCGAGGGATGTGTTGACAACCGTAAGAAATTTAAGATTCGTCCGGACGAAGACGATGCGTCCGCATGCATTCGCAAATACGGTGATTGTTACAAGGTGACCGATTTTGGTGACCAGGGAACGGCTATCAGCCCGATTGATATTTGCATGAGGGAGGAGCACGTCAGTTTTGGCGAGGCCGTTGTCTTGCTGGCTGCGCGCTATAATGTTTCCGACGAACTGAAGCATTCAGTCAACAAGCCTGATATCCGCAAGAGGCCGGCTTCGGCTGATGAAGCTGAAGGTTCCCGGTTCTTCGAACTTGAAGAAGCGTTTACTCCTGAGCAGCTTGCCATACTGGGCCCTCGTGTGAAACAGGAGCATTGCGATGCGTTGCACTGGCATGTGGCCAAGTCTATCAGTTACGTCAAGAACCGTGAGGTGACCACCAAATACACCACACCGACTTACCCGATTCTGATGCGTCAGTGTGTCATTCCCGGAGCGGACGGCAAGCCGGAGAGCGAAAAATCTTTCTACAAGATTTATGAGCCGTTGAATCCGGACAAACAGTGGCGATTCAGCTATACGCCTGATGGCGTCAAGCCCCGGTATTATACCAATGGACTGTACGAGCTGAAGGCCGCTTGGGCAAAATGGAACGCCTCACAAGAAACGCAGTTTTTTGATGATCCGGCCAATGAGGGCAAGCCTTACATATCGCAGAAGCTCGAAGAGGCGTTCATCTGCTCCGGTGAGCGTGATGCGCTGTGTGTCCGGGCATTGGGGTATTATCCCTTGTGGTTCAACAGTGAGACGCAAAAGATCACACCTGATGAAATAAAAGAGATCATGAAATACGTGAAGCGTCTCTATAATATCCCCGACATTGATGGTACAGGCATCCGTAAGGGCACGGAACTGGCTTTGGAATTTTTGCACATTTATACCGTGTGGCTGCCCCAATCCTTGGGGCGGTACCGTGACCGCCGGGGCAAGCCGCGCAAGGACTTCCGTGATTATGTAGAACTGCACCCGTCCAATGAGGATTTCCGCAACTTGCTGGCTCTGGCTATGCCTGCCCAGTACTGGGAGGAGAAAATCGGGCAGCGCAACGGCAACAAGACCTATACGGTCAACTCGTCATACCTGCATTATTTTCTCAGACTGAACGGCTATTACATTCTGAAGGATGATAATAGTGATACGCCCCGCTATGTGCATGTGGACAGATTCAAGGTCAGCGAGATCAAGGCGGGCGACATTGTGTCGTTTCTGAAGAGTGATGCCATGCGCCGGTTCCTGCCTGTCGATATACGCAATCTGATCCTGGACTCTCCACGTGTCGGAGGCAGCGGCTTGTCCATGCTTGATGAGATTGACCTGAATTTCACCGCACACACGTTCAACAGCCAGACCATGTTCTTCGACAATGTGAACTGGAAGATTACAGGATCCTGCATCGAAGAGGTCAAAGAGGCGGGTGGTGTGTATGTTTGGACGAACAACATCATCCCCCACAAGGTGAAAGTGCTGCCGGAGCCTTTCACGATCAAACGGGCAGCTGATGGGAGTTGGGATGTAACCGTCAACCCACATGACAGTCACTACATGGATTATCTTATCAACTCCAGCCGTGTCCATTGGCGCAAGGAGTTAGAAGAACTGTGGGAGGACAAAGACCAGGACCAGGCGGCCGCCTACCGGGCGGAACATAAATTCGACTTGGCCGGTCCATTGCTCAGTGCCGAAGAGATTCATGAACAAAAGCAGAATTTCGTGAATAAGATCTTCGCGGTTGGCTATAACCTTCACCGATACAAGTCGCCCTCACGGGCATGGGCGGTGTATGCCATGGACAACAAGATTGGCGAAGAGGGGCAGTGCAATGGGCGTTCAGGCAAGTCCTTTTTCCTGACTTCCCTGAAGCAGTTTCTTCGTACTGTAGTCTTGTCCGGACGGAATCCGAAACTGATGGACAATAATCACGTGTTTGAGCAAGTCAACCAGCATACCGACTTCATCATCGTTGATGACTGCCACCGCTACTTGGATACCGGTTTGTTTTACGACAGTATCACAGGAGGTATGACTGTCAACCCGAAAAACAACCATTCTTTCTATATCGAGTTTGAGAGCAGCCCGAAGTTCGCCTTCAGCACGAATTACGTGCCGGGCAACTTCGATTCCAGTTCCGATGCCCGGTTGATATATACGGTATTTTCTGATTATTATCACCAAAAAACCGATGAAAACGATTACTTAGAGACTCGTTCGATCTATGATGATTTCGGCAAAAATCTCTTTTCCCAAACGGATTACACAGAATCAGAGTGGAATGCCGACTTGAATTTCTTTGCCCGTTGCCTTCAGTTCTATCTGAGCACCGTCCATTCCGGTATTAAGATACAACCGCCCATGGGTAACATCATGAAGCGCAAGCATAAGGCGGATATGGGTGACAATTTCGAGGCGTGGGCGAATACTTACTTTGCAAAAGACAGTGGCAACTTAGACAGGTTGATTGTCCGCAAAAAGGCATACGATGACTTCAAGGATTTCGCAAAGGTGACAAATACATTTTGGTCTATGCAGAGGTTTACCAAGGCGCTCAAGGGCTTTGCAGCCTTATGTCCTTACGTTCAAACCTTGAATCCGGAGAGTATGCGCAACGGTTCCGACCGTATCACGCGCAAGGTTGACGGCAAGAGTGAAGATATGATATACCTTCAGTCGGTTGGAAGCACCATTGACGAACTCAACTTTAATGCAAACATAGAAGATGATGACTCCGGAAATCCGTTCTGACCTCATTAAGCACTCAGACGAATATGTTCACGCGCTGATGACCGACAAAGAGGCGTCAAAGTATATGCTGAAGCTATATAACTTCCTGGCCGAGATGCAGCCCGGGCAGCGCATGAACCTGAGGGCTGATGGAGACAAGCAACGCTGGATGCTCGTCACCGTTGGCGAATTCATGCGCAGCGAAGGACATTGGCGATGTTACGACCTCAATGCTGACTATACCAAAATTCGTCGGACGGAGCTTTTCCCCTGCTCCCGAAAAAAAAGACTTGGATGATTGCAACCTTGTATCACTGTGCCCATGGGCGTGTATGTTCCATTACCGAACATACACGCCCTTTTTCTATTCTTCCTGCACCATGTAAAGATACATAACCGACCGGCCCTTTGCCTTTTTCAACCGATGGCGACGGTTGCCCGCTGTTTCTCCGTCCTCTTTTCCTTTTTTGTACTAAAACTTTGCAACTTTGTACCCAAAATAGGAAAGAAAAGATAAATAATTAAGAAATAGGGGATTATGTCGGTTTCAAGTCGGTTGCAAAAATGGTTGCGGATCGGTTACAAAATTTTTGTAGTTTGTAACAGCTCAAATGTAGGTTGGCGCAAAGATGCAAGATTACAAAATTATGTACCCGGTTTCAAAATGCTTTTTTGATTTTGTGTCTTTGTAATATGATGGTTTACAGTGTGTTAGTGTTGAAAAATGCAGGGTTTCAAAAACGCATAAATTTCTGGGCGAATCAAACTATACCGGAGATACAATAAAAACATACTGATATATGTTCCTGGGCAAATGCACACGTGTTGTTAAAATACAAGAAAATCTGTTTCTGGGCACTTTTCCAAGCGCATTTTTCAGATAATTCTCTTTTATGTACAACTGAAAATGTGTATATTTGTAGATAAACTTTTGATTATGAAAGATTTCGTGTTTTATATTAAACTGGAGCGTTACCTGGCTCAGTGGTTGACACATTCGCTGGGCAATCCGGTGCGTTTTCCGGCACAAAGCAATGAGAACTCAGTTATACGGCGCTTCCTGCAGAAGCTGCCACCGGACAAACTGCCTGAAATGCCGTCCGATGATACGGTCGCGATTGTGATCCCCGATTCCAAGGCGAAAGACCCGGCGGTGTACAATTACCTGGGACCGTTGGCCAAAGAGGCGGTGGTTGAATCCATCGAAGACCTGTTCCGGCGCAATCTCTGGTCTGAGCTGGGGGATATGACCAGCAGTTCCGTGGGGCTGAACAAGACCATTGCGGCTTGGTGCGAGATGCATGGCATTGGCATTGACTACATAGAGACAGTCCGGCAGAAATACTACCGGATGCGCAATGCTTATAACCGGAAAGGCATGTTTTTAGGTTCTTTAACAAGAAAAAGAGAGGATAAGACCCCTGTTTTTGTACAACACCGAACAACTGCGAACAACACCGAACAATTATGAACGAAATTCACTACATCAACCGCGTGGAGTACTGTGAAGTCCGAGAACTGGCCGCCATGACAGTTGTAAAAAAACAATTTGTCTTGGTTCCACCGGCCGCAAACTTTACCCGGTTACCCATGGTCGGACTGGCTTCGGTCGAAGTCAGCGACAAAATCGAGAATAAACAGCGTGTTTTCGTATCTAAGCTGGCGGTTTTCCTGCCTGAACGGTTCGAGGTGGGCAACAAGAAGCTGTGCTTCCGGCTTCGAACTGTGTCCGGAGAATATTTCATGCTGGGTTCAGGTGACCGCCCGTATTCCATCATTACCTCCACAAATACTATACCCGATACTCCCTCTTCCAGGTGCGGAAGTGCCATGGTGGTCACCTATACAGGCATTTTGCCCTTGCTTCGCATCATGGATTAGGTATTTTTATATATATAAGGTATAGTGTAATCTTGCAAAAAAAATAGCAAGATGACCTATAACCTGAACATAGATGACTACATTGGCCGTTGGGGCTACTCCAAGCAGTATGTCCGCAATCAGCTGGCAGGCTTGAAAGGCAAGCCTGTCAATGTCCGCATCTCCTCTTTGGGAGGTGCGGTTGATGACGGGTTGGATATCCGTCAGCAGTTTGTTGATCATGGAGACGTGACAGCCTACCTGTATGGGCTGGTGGCAAGTTCGGCCACCATTGCAGCACTGGGTGCGAAAAAGGTGTGCATTTCCAGATATTGTCTGTTCCTGGTGCACAAGGTGAGCAACTGGGTGGATGCCTGGGGGCAGTATAACGCTGACCAGATCCAACAGCTCATCGATGAACTGAAGGAGAACAAGCTGCAGAACGACAAGTTCGATCTGGTACTGGCGAACATGTATGCGGCCAAGTGCAACAAAAAGGTAGATGATATTCTTGATGTTTTGAAGGCGGGCAGATGGCTGAACGCACAAGAGGCGTTGGAGTATGGCTTTGTGGACGAGATCATCGAGGGTGATGAGGATAAGCTCAATCTTGCCGCTTATGAAGGCAAGGTCAATATGCTGGGGTTGTCCCCTTTGCCGGTTGTGTCCGGGAGTGAGCGGGATACGGCTGATAGTCATAAATTACTAAACAAAATATTAACTAAACTGGACGGATTGTTTTCATCCAAAGAAAAACAGTCCGCCCCTTCTATTGTTTCCGAAATGAAAAAAGATTACACCAAAATCAACACCCTTCTGAATGTGGAGGGGGTGGAGGACTCGGATGGCAAGGTAATACTCACCGAGGAACAGGTTAGGGCTGTCAATGACCGGCTGGATGCACTGGAGACGGAGGTCGGCGAACAGAAGGATCTGGTCAGACAGCGTGACGAGCAGATCAAGAACCTGCAAAAATCCGATGGTGACACCACCACGAGTGTGAAAGAAGACGAAAAAAATGATGCGGTGTCCGCTGCATCCATGTATGACGAAGTTAAAGACTATATTTGATATGGCACAAGTTAGCGTGAATATTACCAGCGAGGACCTTCAGAAGAGTGCTCGCAAGTACCGTAAAGAGTTGTTGCAGATGCCTGTATTGGGGCTGTCACGTTCTTTGCAGCACATGACCCTGCGTCCGGGCATCCGTTATGCCGAGACTGTGGGTGAGCTGTCGGGTGACATGCAGTTCGGGCCGTACTCCGAAACCCGTGAGGATAACAGTGAGGTGGTGATCAATCCGCGCACCCTGTACACCTACTTCGGTTCGGTTGTGCGTAATTTCTCACCCAACAAGATTTATCAGTCCATGTGGGGGTCCGATATTACCAAGGGCGAGGCGTTGAAGAATACCGAAATTACCCGCAAGGTGCTGGCGTATCTGACCGCACAGTTGGGCAAGAATCTGAACATGGTGTTGTGGAATGCGGTCCGTAATGATTCGGGTGAGACTTCCAAGGATTTGTTTAATGGCTTTGACACCATTACTAAAAAAGAGCTGGATGGCAAAAAACTTTCTGAAGAGTTGGGCAACTACAAGGTCATTGAGGCGATTACCAAAGAAAATGCCGTCGATACGCTCAAGGCGGTCTGCATGGCGGCTGACGATATGCTGGCCGAGGAGTCTTCGGTCAAGCTGTTTGTTCCGAAACATGTGCTCTTCGACTATTGTGAGGACTACAAGAGCACTACAGGAGCAATCCCGTACAACCGTGAATACAAGCAGTACTATGTCGAGGGGTTTGACAATGTGAACATTGTGTCGTTGGCGAATAAGAAGAACAGTCCGTTCATCCACATGACGGTCAAGCGTAACATGCTGGTGGGTGTTAACCAGACCGGTGAGGAGGAGAGCGTGGAGGTGGCACGCTTCAAGGCATTTGTGCTCCAGTTCATCGCGACGATGTTTTTCGGCGTGGAGTTCGAGAGTTTGTCCAAGGAGCGTCTGCTGGTGGCATCCATTGACGGTATAACCCCGATCTAAAAAAAGGAGGTGATATGGCAAAAGATTGTACGACAGCGGATATGTACCAGTCACTGAACTGGTGTGACGGTCAGACGGTGCTTCCGGGCATCCGTCCGAAGGTTTTCTTTCAGAAGAAATCCAATATTGCAGCTTGGCCCAAACTGCCCAAACTCGAAGAGGCGAAAAGCATGGGAGAGTTGGCGACTTACAAGGGTAATTTCACGATGGCGGCGGAAAAGAAGTGGCTTACGATCAATTCCTTGTCCGCCAAATCCAATGTGACTACCGAGGTGCAGGGAGAACGTCCGAGCACCACGTCTTTGAACAAATGCACGATCAAGCATCCGGGTACTGAAGAAGATGCGGCGGGTTTTTGCCGTCAGGCGATGGCCGATGATCTGGTCTTTCTTGTACAGCAGCGCAACGGCAAGTTCCGTGTGATGGGGTGTGAGGAGTTCGAGACAGTGACCAAGCCCGCCCAGGCATTGGGCGAGGGAGTAACCGGAGAGGCCGGTACCACGCTTGAGATAGAAGCGACCGATGTGTGCCCGGCTCCGTTCTATCCCGGAAAGATAGAAACTGAAGATGGTGATATCTCAGGGGCTGATGGGTCGGCATGGGCGGATATTGCAGAAGGGTAATTTAATTTTCATATCTCATTTTTACTGTTTGGGGTGGTGGTTTGTGCCACCACCTTTTTTATATTTTATTATATATGGACGAAAAATTAACGCAAAAAATACAGGCATACTTAGACACACCACCTTCTGAGCGTGATGTGGTGGCAGGTGCTACTTTGTTGCTGTCGCTGAACCGCAACAAAATCTTATTTCAGAATGTGGTTCGCAAGCCGGAAAAGTTTGCCGATAAGGTGGAGTACGAATTGCGCAAGCACTTGAAAATCCGTTTGGATGGAAAAACCGTATCTGATGTCGCACGGATGAATATCACGGTCATACCTTCCGCACAACGGATTATAGACGGAGGTGTTCCGGTACTGGATGTGGATGATGAGTTCCCGGAGGCGAATGTCGCCAAAGGCAGGCGTATGGATCATGACCGCCTTCCCCCTGAGATTCAACGTCTGTGGACGGATAACGGGGCATTATGGTTTAAGATCAAAGAGTTGTTTGAGCAGCTGAAGGGCATGGAGTCGGCGCCGGCTTGTGACCGTTACGAATACCTGAAGCTGCTTGATGAAGCGGACAAGAAGTATCGTGCCAACCTGCAGGCATACGATGATTATAAGCCCGGTGATCCGGTGACGAAGACGGAAGATGCTTCCGGTCTGGACCCGGCTGAAATCGCTAAAAAAGTGGGTGCGGCACGCAAGTATCTGTCTGATAACAAGAAGAAGCTGGCGGAGTTGAAGGATACAAATGCCGGCAAGTTTACTGCCTTGTTGCAGAAGGTGCAGCAGCGGTATGACTTCCTGGTTGCTACCGGTAATGGGGTGGATGAGACACAGGCAGCGGAACTGGCGGCGGTGGGAGTGACCATCTCAACCGATGAAAAAGGTTAGGCAACTGTTGCGGCCACTGTCCGAAGCACCCTTGCAAGCGTATTTGGATAACCGTGTGCAGCTATTCGACATCATCGAGATGATTCTGAGCGAGACTGGTCCGGCGGAGATTTACATCTCCACCTTTTCCACTTCCGAAGAGTTCCTACGCCGGATCTATCGCTTGAAGCGGCGCGGTCAGCTTACCCGGGCTACCATGTTGGCGGACTTGAAAGCATCCCGTAAGACGGTCAATCTTTATACTTTCATTGCCAATGTGTTCGATGAAGTGTACCTGTCTGAAAATCATTCGAAAGTGATTCTCGTTCAAAATGCGAGGTGGCAGGTGTCGATATGCACCTCACAGAATCAGACAAGGGGCAATCGTACCGAGAGCGGAATCATCACAACCGATCCCGCTGTTTTTATACAACTGAGAGAGCGTTACGCTCATATGATTAATACTAACGCTATACAACTGGATGGTCTATTCAACGGAACAACTTGATCGGATCAGCGAGCTGGCGGCTCTGCTGACCCCTATATCCGATATGGCAGTGCTGCTTGATGTGGATGCGGACACGCTGCGTCTGGATATCCTTGACCGTAATTCGCCTGTTTCCAGGGTATATTATCACGCCAAGGCATCTACTGCACTGAAACTGCGTAGACAGGAGATCGAGCTGGCGAATGTGGGCAGTCCGTTGGCGGTGTCGCTGACAAACGGTTATCTGTTGAATATGGACGCTGACGAAGATTTGTAATAACTATGCCTGTACCTGCTACGATAGAAGTATGTGAGAAATATCTGTTCGCCGATGTCAACGAGATGGCGGCTGACGGCATTCCCGAACTGATTCAACAGCGGTTGATCCGGCTCCGGGATATGTATAATTACTGGTTGCAGTTCCCGCGCAAAAAGGATCTGGAGATTGTGCAGGAACTGGAGTACCGCTACAAGATCAGCAAATCTTCCGCATACGATGATGTACGCATTATCAAGCGTCTGTTGGGTGACTTGGCCAAGACAACCAAGGATTACCATCGCTACAAGTTCTGCCAGATGATTGATGAGACCTTCGAAATGGCCCGGCGTATCAAGGATGCGCGCGCCATGGGGGCTGCCGCTAATTACTATGGCAAATACACCCAGTTGGATAAAGAAGACATCTTGGACAAAGGTTATGATAAGATTATAGTGCAGCCTTTCGAGCCGACGGATGATCCGACCGTGCTTGGCATCAAGCCTATTCCTAATGTTCGGGATAGAATTAAATCAAAGATTCAACAATATTGGTCTGATGATATTGAAGATGTGGACTTTGAAGAGGTTGAGTTCAACGAAGATGATATCTTTAATCCTAAACCCAAAGAATAATGAAGCAATACTTTAATGACCCTCAGCAGGAAGTGATGTACACGGCGGCCAAAGATTCGGTGGTTGTGGGTGGTCGTGGCATCGGGAAAGGATTGATTCATGCGGCATGGAATTTGCGCAACATGCAGCGTATGCCCGGTTCCATTACAGGATTTGTCGGTGCCAACTGCAAGCGCGTCTTGACTAATACGTTGCCCTCCATGCTGATACACTGGGAGAACTGGGGCTTTAAGCGTGACCTGCATTGGTGTGTCGGTCGCAGGCCGCCGAAGTCATGGGGATGGGGTGAGCCTCTTTTTGAGCCCGATAACTGGGAGAATATTCTATCCTTGTATAACGGATCAATCGGCTATATCATCTCTCAGGACCGGAGCGGTACATCCAACTCGCATTCTTACGATGCGCTGGATATTGACGAAGCCAAGTTTATTGACTTCGAGCAGCTGAAAGATGAGACACTTCCGGCCAACCGCGGTAACAAGCAGCACTTCGGACATCACTTCTTTCACCATGGCATGTTGATCTCCTCTGATATGCCGGTCACTAAAAAAGGGTCTTGGTTCCTGGACTATGAGAAGAAATGTGACCCCGAACTGATTGAAGTGATACAAGGCACCGTCTTCGAGATCTGGAAGACCAAAGATAAAATCAAGAAGCTGGTTGCAGCAGGTAAGGAGATCCCCACTTATCTACGTTCTTATCTCCGTACCCTTTCACGCGATCTGTGCCGGATGCGTTCCGTGGCGGTCATGTACAAGGAATATTCAAGTATCTGGAACATGCAGGTGTTGGGTGAGAAGTGGGTTAATGACATGAAACGTGACCTGCCTCCGTTGACCTTCATGACGGCTATCCTGTGCAAGCGTATAGGCATCACCCGTGACGGGTTCTATTCTTCATTGCGTCCCGGTCACAAGTACAGTGCTACCAACTTTTCCTATCTTGACAGTTTGGAGTACAAGTTTGACAAGCTCAAGGTTCCCACTTCGTTGGCTGATGCCGATGTAGAACCGGGCTTGCCTATCTGCATTGCCTTCGACTTCAATGCCAACATCAACTGGCTGGTGGCAGGGCAGCCGGAAGGGCGCAAGCTCAAGGTACTTAAATCCTTTTTCGTCAAGTACGAGCGCAAGTTGCCCGAACTGATTGATGACTTCTGTAAGTATTATCGCCATCATAAACGCAAGAAGGTCGTCTTTTACTTCGACAGCACGGCTTTGGGGTCAAATTATGCAGTCAATAACCAGGACTTCAAATGGGTTATCTCCCATGAATTTAAGAAACGGGGTTGGGAGGTCGAAGAGGTCCATATCGGTCCTCCCATGAAGCATATCGAGAAGTATCTGCTAATCAACCGCATGTTGTCCGGACAGGCGAATCTTATTCCTTTCTTTAACGAGCAGAACAATGAAGATCTGCTGATATCCATCCAGACGGCAGGTGTGTACAATGGGGGCAAGGACAAGCGGGGCGAGAAGTTGGCAGAAACGGAAGAGGATCGGCTTGAGGGGCGTACCGACGGTTCCGATGCGTTTGATACCTTGTGTATCGGCTGTGAGAAATTTCCACGTACCCATATCAATCTGTTTGTTACTTCCGCATTGTAGAGGTAATTACCTGTATCTCTGCCAATGACCGTGCGCCTGTTGCGTGCGGTTTTTTTTGTGTCTGTACGGGTGTGGTGGGCGCAAAATCGGTATGGGTACGTTACATATTCCGCTGATAGATTTGTAAAGTTATGAGATTTTGCTTAGCGCGGTGGGGGGTACGCTTCGCTAGTTCCGCACAAAATGCGGGTGAAAAAGGCTGTAAATGCTTGGTAAATAGGCAATCATTTTTTTGAGCACTGGAAAACTGAAATTTTCAGCGTAAAAATAGGACTTTTTAAAAGGTAATTCGTTGTTTTCCAATATGCTATCACCCTATCGTGCGTGCGAAAATCCGCTGGCTATGCTTTCATTATAACCGAATACCGGATTTTCGCACGCACGATAGCAGCGGTAAAAGAACACTCGTTAGTTCTTTTGATGTGGTTTGTCTCTTTCTCTCTTTCCTGCCTGTCGCCCTTGTTTGCCGCTCTCTCCCGTGATATGTGTCTCCTTTATACTGCGAAGGTAAATGTTCCATGCCACATGCCAAGTTCAGGCTTTGTTCTGAAAAAAATCTCCACCCTGAAGGGTAGTATTCAAGCCGTTGGTTTTTCTGAAAACTTGTCTTTATGTGTCCTGTAACACCTTCTGATGCAGCATAAAGGCGAAACATACCCCGAGCGATAGCGACGGAATAAAAAAAAGCTCCAGGCAGGGAGAAAGAGGTTAAAGGCTCACACCCTCCGGGCTTCAAGTTCAAGAATTTAAATGATACGATGATGGCACAGAAAATCAACGATTACTATTTGAAACAGTGGCAAAAGCCGATAATCTCTTTTTTCGATTATTTGCCGATAAAGTACGAAGCTACCGAAAAGGAATGGCAGATACGGCAATTGATATGGGACTTTAAGGACGGCAGACGTAGCGGCAAGGTGGCGGAACTGGTGGCTAGGCAGATACGGGCGCAGTTCGGTAGTTTGTGTGATACGATAACATTTGCCTGTATTCCTGCTTGTACGGCGGTGGCGAATGCTATCCGTTATGAGGAATTTGCGGAAGAGGTGTGCCGTTTGACGGGTGCTACCAACGCATACAAGGCGATAACCATTGAGGGGGAACGGCTCGCCGTTCATGAGAACCAAAACGGAAAAAATATTGAATCGGTGCATATCATTAAGTTTAATCGGGATTTTTTCAACGGAAAAAAGGTGCTTCTTTTCGATGATATTATAACCCGTGGCTTTTCCTATGCCCGTTTTGCGTGCGAGATTGAAAATTTCGGTGCTGAAGTGTTGGGAGGTTATTTTTTAGGTAGAACATTATTAAAATAAATGGGTATGAATACATTATTTGATAGAGATTACAGGGCGTTGAATCAGAGTGAGTTAATTTATAAGGTGACGAACCGTAGGGAATTTTCCAAACAGGAAAATATGACTTTTGAAGAAGTTTTGGAAAGTCTGACACCGGCACGCAGGGAAGTAGCCGAAGCCGTTATCGAATTATACAAGAGATGCAAGAACAAAGAGCCGGAAAAGATATTGAGCAGTAAGGATATATATAATTATATGTATCCTGTCATGACCGATTTGAAACAGGAGGAATTTTGGGTGGTTTTTATAAACCACTCCCATAAGGTAATCAAAAGGAAGAGAATATCAATCGGTAGAATTGATTCCACAGTGGTGGATGTACGGTTGGTATTGAAAGAGGCTTTGTCTTGTTGTGCGGTGGCAATGGTGGTTTTGCATAATCATCCGTCAGGAGCGGTCAAACCCAGCAGGCAGGATGATGATGTAACAGAAAAGCTGTCTAAAGCAGGAAAGTTGATGGAGGTTGAGTTAATGGACCATGTGATTTTTGGGAATGGGACATATTACTCTTACAGGGATGAGGGGAAATTGTGATAGGGAAGAAAGAGCCTGTCTTTAGGGGCAGGCTTGAAAATTTGCCGTCGGCTGCCGTCGCACTCACAAGTTCACACGACGGCAGCCGACGGGACAGCGGAATTTTTTTTGTTTTTCCGTTCCTTCAACCACGGAGGGGATGATATAAAAAATAATATCATTTTATGCGTTTTTATTTGGTGAATGATATAAATATTTATATCTTTGTGGAGTCAAACAATAACAATAAACACATAATGAAAAAATACAAGGTTAGAGAGGTGATTAAATTGCTCGAAGCTGATGGATGGGTGAAGTTGAAAGGCTCAGGGGGCGATCACCGGCAGTTCAAGCATCCGACAAAAAAAGGCAGGGTGACGGTCAGAGGGCATGAGAGTGAGGTTTTGAGTCAATTTTTATTAAACAGTATTTGGAAACAGGCAGGGTGGAAATAACACCCTGCTAAAAAGATAAGTATGGGATTATGGCTAAGATTAAAGTAAAAGTAGATTGGTGTGAAAAGAATTTCGGTGCGGTCACCGAAGAGGATGTATTGTGCGGAATGGTTGTCGCTACATCCAAAAGCTATGAGGGGCTAATGGATGAACTGGCTGCTGCGGTTCGTGAGCATATTGAAGGGCTGGTGCAGGATGGTGAGGTGCTTCCCGATTGGCTGGGTCGAGGGGATTATGAGTTTGATGTTGAATTGGGAATGGCTGCCTTACTTCGTAAGTGCGAGCAGTTCACTTCGTTGGCTGCCATCTCACGGGCTTCGGGTATCAACCAGCAGCAACTTTCACATTATGCAAGCGGTTTGCGTACTCCGCGCCAGGAGCAGCGGAAACGTATTATTGACGGTATTCATCGTATCGGTCAAGAGTTCTTATCAGTTGTGTAGTTATTGTTTGACAGCATGACAGGCAACTTGATTAGTCAGGCTCCCACGGAGTGGGAGCTTTTTTTATTGGAATAAAAGTATTCTTTTGCATTGTCAGATATTATTATTATATTTGCATTGCCCTCAAATTTAGTGACATAAATACTGGTAAAACAGGACATGAATCCCTTTTCAAAACGTAATCCGTAAAATCGGGTTAAGGTTACACTAATACCTTTGGGCGCGTTTTGATAAGGGATTCGCCATGTTATATATGACGGTAGTAATTATAGTTATAATAGTAGTTTCATTGTTTTTTATTGTTATATTAACGAATAAGACCCCTGAAGAAAAAAGTCATTCTTATCAATCATATCAGGACGATAAAATAATAAATGATTCACTAGGTAAGAATTATTCTAGTGATGGTTATTATGGTCAGTCTGAATATATAAAAATTTCAGATGTTTCAAAAGTGAAAGTGAAAATTTATCACGAATCAAATTATGTAGTGGTTGGAATACGTGGTGGGTTCGTTAGAAAATATCATCAAGACGAAGGAATGGTTTTATCGATAAGGCGTGATGAAGAATATCTTTATTTTAAACGTTTTTTGATTAGGATTGGTAATCATGTTCTAAATAAACAAGTAACAATTATAAAGACTGATTTACAAGAACTTATTAAGGAGACAGAATCTCAATTTTATGAATGGGCTGTTAAAGCAGATAAGATTGAAACTAATTCGATTGAACCAAATGAATTGTCTAAACGCTTACAGGCAAATCGAAAATATTTGTCAGATAATAAAAAGAAATTGGCTTTGCTTAAAGAAACAGGAAATATGGATAAATTTTCTGTGTTACTTTCAAAAATGCAGCTTCGTTATGATGAGATTATAGCTTCTGGTGGTTCAGTGAGAGAGGAGCATTTGAAGGAATTAGAAGCAATGGGGCTTAAAGTAAATGGTAAAGATTCAAATGTTTCAATTTCACAGGCTGAATTTTCTACAGGTAAAAATAATTCTAAAAAGAAAAAACTATCAATAGTCTTTGAATTAAAAGGTTTATACTATCGAACAGCATTTGAGCAACTGGCTGCGGTTATGTTAGAGGTGGGAGATTCTTTGCGATTAGAACTGGAGCCGGATAATGACAAAGATCCTACAGCCATTAAGGTATTCACGGAGAGCAATGATTTTATAGGTTATGTTGATAAAGACCAAAGTGCGTTAGTTACATCTGTATATGATAGAATCATCTCTTGCACAGTCATAAAGAAAACACGTCATCAAATACCTTATATTACATGCAAAATTGAATTTACTGAATAAAAAGTTTGGCACTCTCAAATATAATCCTCATATTTGTAGTGCCAAATAGATACGGTATTTCTCCGTGCCGCGAGCTTCGGTTAATGCTCAACGAAATATGATGGGCTTTTTTTATGCCCAATAGATTAAGATATTGTAGAAGTCGCAACTTGTTTGCAAAATCTACGGCTGTCTTTCCCATACAATTTTAGCTCTCGGGCGGAAATCTGTATCTGTTTGGCGACACGGGAAATGGCAGCCGTTCTTTTTCTGCCTAAAATGCCAACAGATACAGTATGAAACAAACAGTTTCAATTCCTGCTACCGACATAAGTGTCGTGAGCAAATCGTCAGTCCTAACTATGTGGCTGAACCGTGAGAATCAATTATTTTCTTCCGTACTTGAAGAATCAGTGTCCAACCGTCAGGTGTGCCTTATGGCTCATGCCTCCTTGGCTTTTTCTACATTGGTATGTGCCGGTTTTGTGTCGGCTGTTCCTGCATTGCTTTGCTTGGCTTGGTTTGTTGTGTCGTTACATCTTTGCAAGAGAGGAGGTCTACGATGAAATTCTTTATTGATGAACCCAAAACTTACCTGTCTGTCAACAATAAAGGCAGGGCTATGAATAAATGGATTTCCACTTTCGCTCATGTCTTGATTCCTGATGAACTGTCACGTGATGCCTTTATTGAGGCTGTTCGTGCCAAAGCGTCCATGTTGGATGAAGAGTTTCCAAGAACCAAACCGCTTCGTGTGGATGTTTTAAGAGGTAATCACATACAGATCTCAGTTTATCCCGATAAGAATCAATTTAATACAGTTTTTATAGTTTATATTTATCCTGTACGTGGCGAGTTCCGCTTCTGTGAAGCTTCAGACCCGAAAATGCTGGAAGGAGGTATGAAATGAAAGATGAATTTATAATATCCAAAGTGATTGAAACTGGTAGCGAACATCATGAAACGGTGAGTTACCAGATATATAAACCGAAAAGTGATGATGAAATAAATCTCAGCCGTGAGGAGCTGGTCCGGTTATCTCTGTTCCTTAATGAGTATGTGAAAAAGGAGGTGGATCATGAAAAATAATTCTGCTCCCAATCAATCTCGTGTAGAGGAATATGTATTGATTGAATATCTGATGGCGTTTCTTCCGGCTGATCAGCCCGATGGTGATGGTGTGTTGTTGAAAAGTACACAAGATATTCAAGATGATTTGTCTGATATGGTGGAGTTGTCTTTGAAGGATATTGCATCTATGATGCGTGATACAGGCTATCACATCCATATAGACAGTGACAATCGTCCCAAATGGATGATGATGCGTCGATAAGAAACATTTTTTTATACATTTTACATAGGGGGCATTCTGTTGCGAAACAGGGTGTCCCTGTCTTTTATAGCCCGTGGTATTTGCCTTATTTTTGAAATAAAAAAGGTTATATGATAGTTTTAGTAAAGGATATCCCGGCCTATGCCTTCAGTTCCGGACTGAACGAGCTGGTGTTCGCTACGGATCAGAATAAGGCTGTTCTCTCATTGACAGTCGGAGAAAAAGAGATTCTGTCCGAAACTTACATTCCGGATGCTTCCGGCCGGATAACCATCAATGATTTGCAGGGCTTGATTGAACCGTATTTGGCGACAAACCTGATAGAACGGTGCGGTTATCGGATAACGGACGGATCATCCGAACAGAATAAAAACTTTACGGTGCAGTTCTGTGCTGCGGAGTCCTCCATGCCGGCTGCGGATTTTATGGCGGGCTATTTCCTGTCCACGCTGATGGGAGAGAAGGTTACGGCGATAGGGCGCAAGGAGTTCGTGCATCTGGTCACGACTGAGACGTGTCCTGTGACCGCTACCTGTGTCTATTACCGTGACGAAGACGGTTTGTCTATCCGTGAGGTGAGTTTGCGGCAGGTGACAGATACGGACAAGATCGTCACGGTAGAAGTTTCTCCCGAATTGTTGGTCAAACCGGGCTTCGAGCTGGTGCGTTATATCATTCGTGCCGGAGTACGGACGCAGACCTTCTCACTCGATCCTGATGCGCCCGATGTCGCTCCGGTTCTGTTGTTCACCAATTCTTTCGGGTGCCAGGAGACGGTTTACTGTACCGGAACCCATGCGTTGGAGCCGGAATACGCCCGGTCCACCGCTTACACTAATGGCATGTTCCGTAATTATCGGATTGATGAGACCAAGGTGTTCAAGGCCAATACGGGTGTGTTGACATATGAGATGGCGTTGTGGCTCGATGATTTGTTCCGGTCTAAAGAGATTTATCTACTGGACGGTACGACAGTGGGCAAGGAGGTTACCATCACCGAGTCGGAATCGAAGCGCAGCAACGATCCGGATCATTTGCCGTTCTTTACTTTCTCTTATCGGTATGCGCAGCGTAATCACAATATCTTGCGGTTGCCGCGTGCCGGACGTGTGTTCGATAATACATTTGATTATACGTTTGAGTGATATGGGCATAAAGGTAATACATAGGCTTGATGCCATCCGGCTGCTGGAATCCGGACAGCCGGTTGATTTGCGTGTCTGGAAACTGTCCACAGGTGACATCATTGAGTACAAGGGGGTGGTCTGTATCGGTTCCCATTGGCGGGGAGGCACGCATCTGGTCAAGTGTCCCAAATCCGGACTGCCGCGCAGGTTGCGTGATATCACATTGTTTTCAATTAATGGTATGGAGGTTTATTTATGAAAAATAAGACAAACAACAGGGTGCGGCTGGAGTATATCCCTTCAGGTGTGTTTGAGGTAGGCAAATCCGGCGTGCAGGCGTCCATGGAGACGGTCGAGGACAGTTCGGCGGTTTTTGACGAGGATGGCGAAGATGTGTCCTCGACGACGTTGCCAGGGACGAAAGGTTATAAATACGTGAACTGGGGCGCTGACAACAGACTGCCGTATGAGCTGATCAGGTTGATAGGGGTTGACGAGGTGATGTCTCAGAACAAGTTGTTCAATGTGCTTACTTGTTACGGTGCCGGGCAGAAGTATAATGACTATGATACCGGCAGACCGACTGTTGATAAGGAAATTAAAAAATGGATGCTGCATAACAGTATACCCTCCTTCATGCTTGAACAGGCGACAGATATGAAGTATTATTTTTTCTGTGTGTCGGTGATCATACTGTCTGTTGACGGTTCCCGGATTGTCAGGCTCCGGCACAAGGAGGCCTGTTATTGCCGGTTTGAAAAGGCGGATGACAAGGGGCGTATCAATCATGTCTTCTATGGCAACTTCCGGAAGTCGGCCTTGCGTGAGGATGAGATCGAGGTGCTGCCGCTGCTTGACGAAAAAGACCCGTTGGGTGATCTGGAGGTCCGGATGGGGCGTGAACCCGGCAAGGACGGGAAAAAGTCCCCACCCACCAAAGACCGCAAGTTTGCCATTCTGGTCCGTTTTCCGACACCCGGCTGCCGATACTATCCGTTACCCAACTATACTTCTATTTTTCGAGGCGACTGGTTTGACATCAAGCGGTTGATTGGTAAGGGGAAAAAAGCCAAGCTGAAGAATCATGCGACGGTTAAGTACCAGGTTGAAGTCCACAAGGATTTTTGGTCCAATCTGTTGGCTGAAGAGCACATAACCGATCCTGTAAAGCAGCTGGAGCGCATCAAGAAAGAAAAAGAGAATATTAAAAATTTTGTGTCCGGCATCGAGAATTCCGGCAAGGTCTGGATTACCGGTTATTACATCGATCCTAACGGCAAGGAGAACCGTATGGTGCGTATCAATGTGATTGATACGACTAAAGAGGGTGGCGACTGGTCTGAAGACATTCAAGAGGCATCCAATATTACCTGTTATGGTGATAATATTCATCCCAATCTGGTGGGGGCCACTCCGGGCAAGTCACAGTCCAATAACTCCGGTTCTGACAAGCGCGAGCTGTTTACTCTCAAGCAGTCGCTTGAGATTGCCTTTCATGATCTGATGTACACGCCGCATAATGTGGTGATTCATTATAACGGATGGGGTGAGAAGGTCTATCCGGATGTGCCGATGATCCTGCTCACGACACTGGACCAGAATACCGATGCCCAAAAGACGACAGCTAACCGGATAAATCATAACAACGATGAAGATGATAATTGATAAACAGACTTTTGAGAAGGTCGTTTTTGCGGCCGCTTCGGCAAACGTGTATGTGTTTGATGCGATACAAGATCGGTTTGAACAGGCTGAACATAAGCTCTTCGGCACGGTGCTGGGGAGTGATACGGATGTGGATACGCTGCCCGTTAAAGAAAATGTGTGCCGTTATATCTGTCTTGATGCGTTTTATCAGGCGATCCCGGGGCTGGATCTGATACTGACGGATACGGGGTTCGGTATTGTCAATAACCAGAATATATCTCCGGCATCACGTGACCGGGTTGAATCGTTGCGCGTGCAGATACAGCGTGAGGCGGATTATGCGCTGGACTGTATTATTGAGGGCATGACTGGTGATGACGCTTGGTCTTCCTCAGTTTGTGCCCGGTTGGTGATCAGTTCCCTTTACTATACCGGTGCCCATGTGCGTGATTTTGCAGGCCGACCGACAGCCATCCGTACTGATCTGCTCGAACTTCGTCCGCAAATCAGCGAGGCTGAAGAATATATCCGGCGCGAGATATCCGCAGTTTTATTTGATCATTTGCTTGAACAAATCCGGCATAAGTCACTGGCTGAAGCCGAGATACCGTTGGTTTATGCGCTCCGTAGGGCGATAGGTTTTTGGATCAACAAGCAGTTGCCGGCATTCCGTGTGGAACTGGCGGATGTGGTTAACCTGCTGGAGGGGTGTCCGGACGATTTTCCGGCGTATAAGGATAGCGATGCGTATAAGGTAAAACATTTTGAATACTATAAAAATGAAAAAGAAGACACCTGCTACTTTTGGGGATAGGTTGATCAACTTCCATCTGCCGGATGCGTGGCACAAGCTGGAGCAATGGCAGTTGCGCTATGTGTGTTATGTCATGACCCGTTTCGATCCGGTCACGGCAAAGACATACATCTTTGTCCGGCTGCTGGGGATCACTGTATTGAGCGGACAGGAGGACGGGTGGGTTTGTTCTGTTCGCAACGGACGGAAAAAGGTCCGGTTCTTTATTCATTCGTGGCAGGTACAGTCTTTCCTGCACACGCTGGACTTTATCGAGCGTCCGGGTGACACGCCTTTCTGCTTGTGGCGGATCGGCAGGTTCCGGTCGGTGGATGCCCGGTTGCATGATGTTCCGTTTAAGGAGTATGTCAGTATTGAGAATTATTATCAAGGCTTTTTACACACGCGTGATAACGCTCTTCTGCGTTCCATGGCAATTTTGTTGTACGTGGACCGGCAAGGGCGGCATCCCCGCCGGTTCAATCCTTCGGAAGAAGAACTGCTGTCCGTGTTCTTGTGGATTGCATCGGTTAAGAATCATTTTACAAAATGTTTTCCCTATCTGTTCCGTCCTCCGGAGCGGCTGGAGGGTGGAACCCTCAATATGCTTGAGCTCGTCAATGCGGAGATCCGGGCATTGACAGGCGGGGATATCACTAAGGAGAGAGAAGTATTGCAGATGGATTGCTGGCGGGCGTTGACCGAACTGAACGAGAAGGCCCGCGAGGCACAGGAGTTACAACAGAGGTATGGATACAAATAATTTATTCGATGCGCTGTCCTATTTTAAAGGAATGTGCAAAAAAAACAAATTGGCCAAGGCGCACGCTTTTTATCCGTGTGTCTGTTCCGGCATAAACTCGCTTGAAGAGGTTCTTCAGAACCTTCGGCGCAAATCCGCTTTTTTCGCGGTAGATGATACGAATGACGGAGTGACCGAGAAGCGTTCCGGAGGATATTTTAAAAAGCGTACTTTTACCGTGTTTCTCATGATGCGGTATCGTATCAGTGATATGGCGGAACGCCAGGCGGCATTGGAGGTGTGCCGGCAGCTGTTCCGTCAGGTGCACAGCAGGATGCTGGTTGACCGCGAGAATCTGGATAACGAACTGGTGTACCTGAATACGGATAATGTGTATTCACGTGAACTGGGTGAATACTTTATTTCCGGATGCACAGGTCTGTATTTTATGATTGATATTTCTGAACCGGTATCTCTAATTTATGACAGTGATGAGTGGGAGGAATGAGAAGCGTCCGGCGGCCACTGATGAAGACCGTAGAAAATACATCGATGCGTGGCAAGAGATGATGATAACCATTTGGCGTGAGAAAATTGTGCGCTTGCAAGTATATGATACTGCATACTTGCACAATGATATCACGGGCAATGTGGCATCGTCCACACAAGGCTTGGCTACTATTCAGCATAAGTTCTTGGAGTATGGCATCTATCAGGATTGCGGTACTGGGCGTGGGTACAAGCATGGCAATGGTGGCAATCTTGAGTTTTTGAACTGGTCAAATAGAAAGGAACGGGTACGCGAGCAAAAGTCCGGCAAGGTTACAGAAGGTTGGCCGCGAACTCCCCGTGAATGGTTCTCACGAGCCTATTTTGCTTCGGTCATGGTCTTGAAAGAGCAGATGGCATATATGTATGGTGAGGAGTTCTGTGGTCTGCTCGTGGAGAAAGTTGAAGAGGCGAATCACAAGCGCAGTACCTCCATGCGCTCACATTTGTGGGGGCGTCATAAAAAGAAATAATGTCTTTTTACGGTTTTGGGCTTTGTTGTTTCTTTGGAATAAAAAAGTAAATGGCGGATATTAAAGACACATTAAAAAAACTGGCGGAGCAGATAAGAGATGAGCGTAATGCCGGAGCGAATACGGCATTGCGTGTCGGTTCTTTGTTGTTGGCCATGATTGATGCCTTGTCTGACAAAAGTGAGTTGGATGATATGTTTATTCATAAGGATAAGCCGGATTCTACTGATTATCTGCTTTCTTTGCTGGGTGGGGCGAAAATAGGTAAAAGTCTTACTTTCGGTGACTTTTTCACTGGTGTTAAAGGCGGTTATATCGGTGAGGACGCCCGTGCCGAGCTCGAAGCCCTTGTGCTGCGCAGCTCCCTGAGTGTTCCCGAACTTCGTTTCAACCGTCAGACCTATTTTGAGGGATATAATACCATCAGTCCCGGCGGAGGGCTGAAGATAAAAAGCTTTGTCGCCAACAGTGACGGCAGCTATACTGTCACCCCTGATCTGGAGGATGGTGTACCGCTGGGACAGAAGCCGGACGATATCCTTTTGGGCTTCTGGCATGACAAAAGCGTCACTACCGGTGACTTTATTGGTTTCAGGAAAATACAGTACCGTATCACTTCCGCAGATTACGACGAGAAGACATTCGTGATGGTTCCGCGTCCCGGATATGAGTTCGTTCCCCATAACGAGATGC